CCCCCTTTTATGCTATAATAATAATATAAATATATTATGATACCATCCCATATGGAGAAGTTAATTGAAACCATTTTATACATCAGTTTTTAAACACGGTAATCAAATTCTGTATAGAGGAGTTAATCAAAGCGGTGCTCGGATTGAGACTAAGCATAAATTTAAACCTACTCTTTATATAAGAAGCACTAAACCAGAGGATGAACTTCGTTCTTTGGACGGCGTGCGTGTTGCGCCTATTACATTTGATAATATGAATGACGCATATCAATTTGTTGCTCAATATAAAGATGTAGATAACTTTAGTGTATATGGAAATACTAATTACGCTCAACAATTTATTACCGAAAAATTTCCGGATGATATTACATTTGATAGAAACCTCGTTAACATTTCCAATTTTGATATTGAAGTTGCTTCGGACGATGGCTTTCCAGAACCGGATGTTGCAGAACATCCAATTATTTCTATTGCATTAAAATCTAATCAAAGTAATGTTTATCATGCTTGGGGTCTTGGTGATTGGAATGTAGAAAATAGTGAACATAAAGATAAAATTATCCAGTATCGCAAGTGTAATTCTGAAATTGAATTGCTTGCTCAGTTTATGGAATACTGGAGAAATAACACGCCAGATATTATTACTGGCTGGTATATCCGTATGTTTGATATTCCATATATTTACAACCGCATTACACGCATTGCCGGCGAGGCTGTTGCTAAAAAACTTTCTCCGTGGGGAGTGGTTGGTAAGCGGCAAATTAATATCCGCGGTAAATTAACAACTTCATTTGATATTGCGGGTGTACAACAACTCGACTACATTGAACTATTTCAAAAATTTGGTTATTCATATGGTCCGCAAGAATCTTATAAACTAGACCATATTGCTCATGTTGTATTGGGTGAACATAAAATTTCATATGAAGAATATGGAAATCTTCATGGCTTATACAAAGCAAATCATCAAAAATTTATTGATTATAATATTAAAGATGTTGAACTTGTTGACCGTATCGATGAAAAAATGGATCTTATTACTCTTGCTATGACTATGGCATATAAGGGTGGTGTTAACTATTCTGATACATTTGGTACTACTGCTATATGGGATTCTATTATCTATCGCAAATTAGCAAAAGATAATATTATTGTTCCTCCTAATAGAAATAGCCATAAGCTTCCATATCCAGGTGGATACGTAAAAGAGCCTATTCCGGGCATGTACGATTGGGTTGTTTCCTTTGATTTGAATTCGCTTTATCCAAATCTTATTGTGCAATATAATATGTCACCCGAAACTTTGATTAAAGATCCAATGCTACGAGGTCAAAGCGGGGTAGACTATTATCTTCAAAGCGGTGAAATTCGAGATACCCAGCGTGAAGCCGATTTATCTGTTGCAGCAAATGGCAGTTGCTATAGTAAAAAATCACAGGGTGTTATTCCTAAAATTATTGTTGATTATTATAATGAGCGTTCTCAAGTTAAAAAAGAAATGCTTGCTACCCAATCTGAATATGAAAAGAATAAATCTGCTGATTTAGAAAAGAAAATCAACCAACTTGAAAATCGCCAAATGGCTATTAAAATTCTTTTAAACTCTCTTTATGGTGCACTAGGCAATCAATACTTTAGATATTTTGATATGGATATTGCAGAAGGTATTACTTTATCTGGCCAACTTGCAATTCGTTCAGCTGAAAGAGCTGTTAATGATGCAATGAATAAAATTATGAAAACTGAAGATGTTGATTATGTTATTGCTATTGATACAGACTCAGTATATATTCACTTTGGACCATTAGTTAATCGCTTTAAGCAAAAACTTAGCACTGAAGACACAGTAAAAGTTATTGATCAGATTTGTCGAGATCAATTTGAAAAATTCCTTGCAAAGTCGTATAATACTTTATTTGAAAAAATGAATGCTTATGATAATAGAATGCAAATGGGACGGGAAGCAATTGCTGATCGCGGCATTTGGACTGCGAAAAAACGGTATATTTTAAATGTTCACAATAATGAGGGTGTGCAATACTCTGTTCCTAAGCTTAAGATTATGGGCATTGAAGCTATTAAATCTTCAACACCCGAAGTTGTCCGCGATAAATTTAGAGAAATTTTCTATGTGCTTATTAATGGTTCTGAAGAAGAAACTCGTAAATATATTAGCGATTTTAAGAAAGTATTTAAATCCCTTCCACCCGAAAAAGTATCGTTTCCCAGATCTGTTTCTGACATTAAAAAATGGCAAGATAAAACTACTTTATATAATAAAGGTACCCCTATTCATGTAAGAGGTAGCATTTTATATAATAACTGTATAAAAACTAATGATTTAAGTAAAAAGTTTGAATTGATTAAAAATGGAGAAAAGATTAAATTCACTTATCTTACTTTACCTAATCCTATTAAAGAAAACGTTATTGCATTTCCGGAATATTTGCCGGAAGAGCTTCATCTTCACAAATATGTGGATTATGATAAACAATTTGAAAAAACTTTTATTGAACCACTCACCCCAATTTTAGATGCAATTGGATGGAGTGTAGAAGAAAAAGCAACACTAGAGGATTTCTTTGGCTAATGATTAATTATGTTTTTGATGTGGACGGTACGCTTACGCCAAGCCGTCAAAAAATGGATAAAGACTTTAAACCATTTTTCTTGAACTTTGTAAAAAATAATACAGTATATCTTATTACTGGATCCGATTATGCTAAAACATATGTGCAGCTCGGAGATAAAATATGTAATAGCGTAAGGGAAATTCATAATTGTTCTGGTAATTCAATTTGGAAAAAAGGAATAGAAATTGAAAGTTCGGATTGGGTTCTTCCAAAAGCTATTCAAAACTGGCTAAATAATCAAGTTGTGGAAAATAAATTTTTTCATAAAACCGGCTTGCACATTGATCACCGGCCGGGCTTGGTTAATTTTAGTATTGTTGGAAGAAATTGTAATCTTGAACAAAGAGCCGCTTATGTAGAATGGGATTATCATACCGGTGATCGTTTGCAAATTGCTTCTGCCTTTAATGAACGGTTTGTTGGGGCAGGTGTAGTTGCCCAAATTGCTGGCGAAACCGGTCTGGATATTGCCCCTATTGGTTTTGATAAGCGTCAGTTAGCAGATCGGTTAAGTGGCCCCATTTATTTCTTCGGAGATAGTATGGATTGGGGAGGTAATGATTTCCCTCTTAAAGCCGCTATTAAGGATCGTCCGGGTTCAGAAGCATTTCATGTAAAAGACTGGCAAGATACCCAAAGGATTCTTTGGGCAATTGAAAATTCTGATGTACATCGGTTTGCGGGTGTGGTATAATAGTATTATAAATTATAATAAGAGGATATATTATGAGTGACTGGGTAAATGACATCTATATGATGCATAATAAATTTGGTGTTAGGGATTGGTTCCTTGCTAATTGTAATAATAAAGAATTGATGGATAAATATTTAAAATTCCGCTTGTCGATGTGCAAAGAAGAACTAGACGAAACACTTGACGCGCTGGATGCAAAAGATCCAGAAGAAATTGTTGATGGCCTTATTGACTTGTGTGTATTTGCTATTGGTACTCTTGATGTATTTGGTGTTGATGCTAATGACGCGTGGGATCGAGTGTATGAAGCAAATATGGCTAAATCACCAGGTGTAAAAGAAGGTCGTCCGAACAAATTCGGACTTCCGGACCTTATTAAGCCGGATGGGTGGGTAGCTCCAAGTCATATAGGTAATCACGGCAATTTAAACAAAGCACTTCTTAACGACTAAACTTATAATTGGTAAATTAGATAATATCATGAATATTTCTTCTACGATTTTTAAATCTATATTTGATAACGCAACGCATCGAAAAATGGATTTCGAAGATTTTGATGCGTTTGAATCCTTTTTATATAAATTGTCTGATATTAAACGAAATGGAAAAAAAGATGCAGAACTTATTTCTCCAGCTACTTACCAGGCTGGCACAACTAGAGCCAATGTTAATGTATTGGCTTGGGCAGGTTGGGCTGCTGCTGATGTTGACGATCATGAGTTCAAGGGTAACTTAAAAGATGAGTTATATACTAATTTCGGCCATTATCGGTACGTGTGTTATAGCACTGCTAGCAGTACTAATTCTTTACCGAAGTTTCGCCTCGTCTTCCCTCTTGAAACGCATGTTGAAAGCTCACGAATCAAACATTTTTGGCACAGCCTTAATACAGAGATCGGCAGACTCGGAGATACGCAGACTAAAGACCTTTCTCGTATGTATTACGTGCCTGCAACTTATGCTAATAGTAACAATTTTATTTTTTCTAACCTTGACGGTGCATCTATTAATCCCTATCGGTTAATGGACAAGCATCCGTATGAAGAAAAAAAACATAGTGCAAATTTTATTGATAGGCTTCCGGCTGAAATACAAAAACAAATAGTTAGTTTTAGAGCTAACCAATTAGAAAAAAGTAATATTCATTGGGATGGTTATCGTGATTGTCCGTTTGTTTCAAAGAAATTAATTGATGAATACCGTACAATGGCTTTTACTGATGGCAGCGGCCGATACAGAATGATATATAAGATTATGAGCTCAATAGCAATTAGCGCTATTAGACGACAATACCCAATAACATCATATGAAATTGCAGATATTATAAGAGAATTAGATAACGATACTGCCCGAATATATGAATCAAGAAACTTGCAAGTAGAAGCAGACAGGGCTATAGAATATGCGTATAAAACCGTTTAGAAAAAAGAAAATTGTTCTTGCAACAGGTGGGTTTGACCCATTACATAAAGGACATATTAAATACTTAAAAGAAGCAGCTCGCCTTGGTGATATGCTTATTGTTGGAATTCATTCTAATGAGCGGTTGACCCGACGTCGGGGTCGGCCGTTTCTTGATATAGAAGATAGACATGCTATTATTGCGGAACTTGGTTTTGTAAATAAAGCAGTTTGTTTTACCTCTGATATGGATGCTGATGATACTGCTCTTAAATTTATTCAACAAATAATGCTAGAATATCCTAAAGCTGATATTATATGTGCTAATGGTTATAGCAAACCACCCGAAGATAATAAACCACTTATTGATAACCCCCAAGTAACCTTTGTTTTTGATGTGGGCAGAGAAGTAGTTAATTCATCTTTTGAAATTCTTGATGAATGGAGAAGCGCAAAAACTTTACAGGAATGGGGCTGGTATAGAATATTAGCTGAAGGTGTGGATCCAAAAACAGGATTACATTATAAATTAAGAGAATTAATGATTTTGCCTAAAAAGTCATTAATGAATCAACGCCATAAAGATAGAAGTGAACTTTGGACACAAATACAGGGGCAAACTCAGCTAAACCTACATAGGGGTTTAGATAAAAAAATATTAACTCCACAAGATCCACCACAAGTTATTCCAGCTAAATCTTGGTATGAAGCAAGTAATCCATTTAAAATTGCTTCGCATATAGTAGAATTACAATATGGTAAACAATGTATTGATGATGATGTGGATATTGCCCTACCACTTAGAAAAAAGAAATAATTATGAATCAAAATTATATTTTTACTAGTGAAAGTGTTAGTGACGGCCACCCCGATAAAGTAGCAGACCAAATCAGTGACGCCCTTGTTGATGCGGGATTGCGCGCCGGCGATGAGACAACTCGTGTTGCTGTTGAAACTCTTACAACTACTAATATGGTAACGTTGGCCGGTGAAGTA